AAAGGTGGAAGCACCGTTCACCTTTACAGACTATGATTTCCTTGACAGTGTGGAGGCCTAATCCATGGATACATTGGAACTGCTGCTGAAAACAGAAATCCCCGATCTACCGGAAAAGAGCTATAAAGTAAAACGTCTCAGTACACTCTGCGGCGCGCCTGTCGTCTTCCAGCTGAAAGCGCTGCCGTATAACCGTGCGGCAGAAATCATTAAGGATCAAAAAGAGGATATGAATGTTCATATCCTTCTGGCCGGTGTGGTTTCACCGAATCTGAAATCCCGTGAATTGCAGGAAAAATACAAGGCATCAACTCCTGCCGAACTGGTAAAAGCAATGCTCCTGCCCGGTGAAATTGAGGATATCTCCAGAGCTGTTGAACTGCTGTCCGGTTATCGAGCTACCACGATTGAAGAAATTAAAAAAAAATAGATGAAGATCCGGAAACCCAGGTCATGTATTACCTGTTTTCGCGGCATCACATCCTGCCAGGCGCTTATTACAACCTGCCTCCGGGCGACAAGGTTGTAATAAGGGCCTTTTTCGAAAGACATATGGATGATTTGATAAACGCCGCGAGACCAGTTGTTTAAACTGGAAAATAGTAGATAAATAGAGCCTTAAGTAGACTAAACCGTACAAGGATGAAGACTATTGGATTGGACAAATTCATGGATTAATCCATCCTTTATCGGGTGAGCTGCTGGCGAACAGCAATGACCAAGGTTTCTATGATCGAATAAATCGGGAGGAGGCGAAACGATGGCACGAAAAATCAGCATTGAGATTGTGGCACAGGACAACTTTACCAAAACCCTGAAGAACATGCAAAGTGATACGCAGAAGTTCAATAAGGACTTGGAGGCGCTGAATAATACTCTTAATCATTTTAATCAAGGCTTGAAAATCGAAACATCTAAAGCTGAAAAAGGGTTCGAGAATCTTAGCGCAGGGATTAATAACTCTAGAGACACCTTAAAGAGCTTACGGGATGACATAGCACATGGTGTTGGTTCTAAAAATATGGCCAAGGAATCAGAAAAGATTGTTCAGGGTAATCAAAATGCGGAAAAAAGTTTTGGTAAGTTGAAAAAAACCGTACAGGAGAGCGGCTTGGCTGGCGAGATAAAAAAGCTTGGGCTAGAGCAGTTTTCTGAGGCTATCATCGATACTGCAAATAAAGCTGTATCGGTATATTCGAAAAGTGCTCTTGGAGATGAGGGGGGCACAATGGTTAGCAATGCCTTTTCCATGGGACTCATGGGAGCGCAGATGGGTGCCTTTGCAGGTGCTGCCGGAATCTTAACTGGAGCTGCGATTGGGGTTGGAATAGGTCTTATCAATGGAGCACTGGAAAACTACTCGAAAAAAGACGACGCATTTAAAGATTATTATGGGAAGCAATACCACGCAATCGTCGAGGAAAGAAGCAATATGATTACCAGTGCCGCGAGCTTTTCAATGAGTGAAGCACCAGAAGACAGTATATTGCTTGAAGCAAGAAACGAATTGAAGCGCCTTAACGATGAGAACTTACTTGCTACTGGAAATGCTTATACTAATAAGTTGTTGAACGATGACGAAAATAAAGGAGATATTTACGATCAAATCGCCTTTTTTAACTCTGATGAAGGTAAAAAGAATGCAGAAATCGATGCAGAATACGCTGATTTCATGGCAGGCCTGGAAAATAAAAAGCATGCGTATGAAATCGAAGCGAAAAAAGCCCTTGTTGCAGATCAATTTGATCAAAATGTAATTAATGACCTAAAGAATACAGGTTATTCAGATGAATCTATAGAACGCCTTAAAACAATGAATGAAGAATTAAAAAACTCGGACACAAATGCTCTTCAAAAGAAGAATCTGCAAATGGAGGCGGGGGTGATTTCAGAAAACGAATATGCTGGTGATGACGAAGTTCAGAAAGTTAAGGACTCTGACTTAGAACTGATCTCGAATTTGCAGGCATCAGCAGAAGCAAATGACGCAGGATGGCAAGATGTCTATGAGATTAAAAACGAGCTAACTAAGGGCAGAGAATCTGTGAATAAGGCTTTTGGCGCGAAGTTTTTCGCACCTTATGGAGGATATCATAATCCATATGCAAAAGATGATATAAATGGGGTAAAAGCAAGTGCCTATGGCCTGAGCTACGTCCCCTACAACAATTTCCCTGCCATGCTTCATGAAGGAGAACGCGTCCTGACTGCAAGTGAAAATCGCGGCTATGGAAAAGGCGGCGGTGTAACCGTTACGGGAAACAATTTCACCGTCAGGGAAGAAGCCGATATCGGGAAAATCGCCAGGGCATTATTCCGGGAGATCGAAAAGACCCGTATGGTCATGGCTTATTAGAAAACAAGATGGATCAGTACACGGCTGGCAGCCTTGTACCTTACCCATCAATATATTTAGTAGAAGGGAGGAATTAGGTTGCGTAAATTTATCTTCAGAGAACCGGATACCAGCAAGGAAATTGTTCTTCCTGTTACTCCGGGCAGCTTTAATGTATCTCATGGAGTGAAAATAGAAACCATCAATATTCATGGCCTTGGCGATATCAATTTGGCGGGCTATGGTACCTTATGTGCGTTTAAAATTGATTGCATGTTTCCAGCTAAAACCTATCCATTCGTTCAGAGCCTCATATATTCAGATCCGTATAAGTACATTCAGGAGCTGGAGGTTTGGTGCGACGCCAGAAAGGTGATCCGTTTCATCGTCTCCGATACCATGGTAAATGTCCCTGTACTGATCGAAGATATCGCATATGGCGAACGGGACGGGACAAGAGATGTTTATGCATCGATTTCACTGCGAAAATATAGAACTCTGACAGCGACCGTTGACCCATCGATGGGCACACAAAACAATGCGCGCGAGTCGGCAACAGCACATACTGCTGCGAAGGAACATAAGGTCGTATCAGGCGATACGCTCAGCGCCATCTGTAAAAAATACTATGGCAACGCTTCCCTCTATCCCAAACTGGCAAAGTACAACAACATAAAAAATCCGAACCTAATCTACACGGGTCAGAGCATCAAAATTCCTGACAAAAGTTTGTTGATTTAGGAGTGTGGTTTCAATGATAAAAATCGCAATTACAGGGAAAAACGGTACAATGGATATTTCGCAGCTTGTTCCGAGTATCTCCCTCTCGGGGGAATTCCAGCAATGTGCCAGAACTCTGGAGTTCAGCATGGTTGCTTCTGCAACAGACACCAACCTTCCCGTGGTTTCTTGCGAACTCGGCAACAAGGTGACTGTTGTGTTTGATGGCCTGGAACTGTTCAACGGCATTGTATTCTCAAAGCATAAAAGCACATCCGGCAGCAGCATCAATGTCACCTGCTTCGATTACGGAATCTATCTGAAGCGGAATGAAGCGGTGTATAAGTTTCCCAACTGGACGCCGGAGGCAATCACGAAACGGATTTGTGCTGACTTTGGTATTACACCGGGACGCATTGCAACAACCGGGGTGAAAATCAGCAGGAATTTTATAGGTGTGGATCTCTACAGCATGATTCAAACTGCATACACCATTGCCTCGGCCAAAACGGGGAAAAAGTATCAGATAAGGTTCAGAGGTCTCGAACTCGATGTGATAGAAAAAGGAATGGCAAATGATCCATTGATTTTAAGCGGCGGCAGAAATCTCATATCAGCTTCCACCACAGAAAGTATTGAAAATATGATCAATCAGGTCCGAATCTATAATTCGAAAGATCAGCTGATCGATACAAAAGAAAACAGTGAAGCAGTAAAACTTTACGGGCGGTTGCAGAGCTATCTTAGAAAGGCGGATCATGAAGACGCTGCGAAAGAAGCTGAGAAGATACTGACAGACTACGATGTATCACAAAAGATCAGTGTAGAGAATTTGGGAAGTCCGCTTAATATCACGGGTAATGCTGTAATTGTTCAAGAACCGTATACGGGATTATACGGTCTTTTTTATATCGACAATGATGTTCATACGTGGACCAACGGCCAGTATTACAATAAACTGGTTCTCAATTTCGAAAATATGATGGACGAAAAGGACTTGGGCAAGCTCGGCTAATAAGAATGAGTTCCTTTGCCTGGGACTGATTCCGATTTGCAGTTTGGGGAGGTGAAATAAGTGGAAGACAATCCTTTTACTTCTTTGGTAAGGGGCATTCGAGAGGAAGCGAAAAAACAGGTTCCCGCATTTATCCGGCTGGGAGAGGTAATTACCTCCGCACCATTAAAGGTGAATGTGGCGCAAACAATTCAGGAGGGGGACGCACTTTTAAAAAGCGGCAGCCTGACAGAGTTTGAGACTGGAGAGAGGCTGCTTCTGATCCCTATTGAAAATGAACAACGATACATAATAATCTGCAAGGTGGTGGAGGTATGAGCAGAACACTTTTTCCAAGTATTCAACCGCAGACGGCAGAACGGGAAAAGGTAATGCCGCTTTTTAAAGAGGTCAAATGGGACTTTATAAACAATATTCCAATTTATAAAGGCGGATCTCCCATGATTGTTTCTGGGAAAGAAGCGGTGGTGGTATGGGTCTGGAAAGCACTTCATACGCCGCGGTTTCGGCATGAAATCTATACGTGGGATTATGGGAATGAAGTGGAGTCACTGATTGGACAACCTTTCACAGAGGAATTGAAACAATCAGAAGCTGCGCGTTACGTTGAGGAGTGCTTGCTGGTTTGCCCTTATATATCAAGTGTTTCGGATGTAACAGCCGCGTTTGCTGATGGAAATCTAAAGATTCAGGCCAGCCTGAAAACGATTTATGGGGAGGTGGAAGTGAATGTATGAGCATTATACAGTTGAGGCGATCAAAAGTGATATCCTGAGCAG